TCCAATATTTTCTTTTAAAAGGTCAAAATTGGTATTTCCTATATTACCTATTTCTTCAAATACAATAACCTTGTAATTTTCATCGCATGGTGGAAATGGTAGAGAACCATCATACATAAAAAAACTAGTATTTTTTACAGGTAATAATTTTTCTGCACTCCATTCATTACTTACAGGAACATCAACATAGTAATCAATTGGTTTTTTAGGTATTCTAAAAAAGAATTCATTAAAAAATTCTTGTTCATTACCATATTCATTGTTTTTTCTGTTTAATAATTTACAAACCATAAGTCCTGTTAAACTAGTTTTTTTATCAGATTTACTACTGCTTGAATCAGTGCTATGAAGCATTATTATTTCAGCATCATATCTTTCTCCATCAATAGTGTGCATACTTGGTGTATGAATAAAAATTTTAGTTAGTTGAAAAGGTGTTTCATTAAATTTAGCATAAGAACCTGGTTCGTATTCTAATGTTATCATATTTTGTTCATTATAATTTACTCTACATTGTGATTTTTTGTATCGCATGTCTAACTGACACATTATAGCACATTCTTCAATTATTTCAGGTGATGTATCTATATTTATTGGTGACTGAAATTTACCACCACATCCCGGATATGAATTTCGCCATAAATAAAAATTATTAAAGTTCCAATCAGAATCTCCCATATTCCTTTAATAGTATTCTATATTTTTTTTTAATAATTATATATATTAGATGCTTTTGCTTTTAATACCTATAATTTCACTAGCTATAATTTTTATATATATGAGAAGGAGAGAACGAGATATCGAAGGATTTCAGGTATCAACATCAGATGAATATGAAAAAACAAAATCTATAAGTCAAATATTAAGTGATATTTCATTAGATACTAGTAAATATAATACAAATTCTGAAATAGATTTTAAAGACCTTGAATTAGACTTAAAAAAATTTAATAATGAAGATATAGAATCTATATTATCACAATTACCTTATGACACTATTAATGGAAGTATAAGTAAATTAGAAGATAGAGATTTATCAAATAACAATCTTTCAGATAATCAAAAAAGACGTATAAAGGCTACAAATGATAAGTATGAAGATACTCTTAAAATGATAGAAGAAGAAAAGAGAAAGTTATTGAAAGCTAAAATATTAAGAGAATTAATTATAAAAAAGAAGTTGGAGAAAAAACAGGCATTGGACTTATCATTTCAACAAAAAAAAATAAAAAGGTTAGAAGATTATTCTAAAAATAAAATTAATTCATTAAACAATAAATGTCCAATTGAACCAATACCATATAATGCACTTCAGAGACCTTTTAATCCATTAGTAAATTTAGATTTTACAAAACATCCTGTGAAATGGTATGGTATGGAAACAAGATTAAAAAATAAATTAGCTTCTAATTTTTCTTACTTTTAAATTCTGAATTATCAAGAATTATTCTATTTTTTTTTGGACTTTTAACTTCAATAAAAGTTAATGTTGATATATGACTTTTATAGTCATTGCTGTATATTTTTATTTTGTCTTCTAAAATTATTTTTCTTAGTAAAAGTGTAAGTTCTCCAACTGTCATTTCTTCACTATTAGCTGCTCTTGAATCAATTGTTAAATTAAGTTTTTTCTCACTTGTATTGAATAATATATTCTTAAATCTATCTGGTGCAGCTTGTAACCTTCTTGAAAGTGTATTTACTAAGTATTTATCTCTTTCTGTATTGTTATAATTTAATGTATTTTCAGGATTTAGTTCATAATGAATTACAACATCTCTAGGATAGTCAAGACAATCCTTATCTAAATACATCATATTCTTATTTAAGACAATATTAGGTTCATCTTTTGAGTCTAAACCTGAAACTACCTTAAATAAATATGTATCTGGATATTTATGAATGCTAAAAATGTTTTTGCTTGGTATATTGTTATAAACCATCTTTGTTTCCATTTTGTTTGATTCAGTAGTATATTCAAGTGGAACACAACCTACTATTCTATTAGATTCAGGTTCATTTTTACCATCTACAATTACATTTCCAAGACAAATATATCCATCTGGTGCTTCAGGTTTCCAAATAGTAGCATTTCCTCTCTTTGAACCAAGAGTTATAAGAGGTTTTCCGAAATTTTTTGGATATTTAGTGAATTCCTTTGATACTGTAAAAACTGTAGTTATACCATTAGGATTAAATTTATTAGTAGTAACAATATCACCTGTAGAAACATAACCATTAGCACAGACTGGTCTCCAAAAAGTAATAGTTTGATTTAATTTTGTATTCTTTTTATCGAATAATCTTTTAAATTTTCTTGTAGTTTTTAATTTTATGCCTTCCTTATTTGATAATTTATTTAATGATATTCTATAGGGTTTATCTTTTGGAACATCATCATTTGAGTTATTTGCAGCTAAAAATAATGCTCCATTTCTTTCCATATTCCAAATTGTGTAATTTTTACTTTCTACACAAGCTTCACGTAAATTACATGGAACTAGATGTTCTCTACTTGGACATCTTATAATGTGTCTTGATGGATATTCTTTACTAAAAATATGTCCAAGTGATGCATGACCTTCACGAGGAACTGGCTTCCATATTCCCATATCATCACCTGTTGATGAAACTAATGTATATCTAACTGGTTTATCATTTTCTGATTCAGATGTTTTGACTAATATGGCTGGAATTTTTGGTGGAGAACTATTTTTACCAGTTGTAAGATAGTGTCCTACTGGGTAGTAATCATCAATTGGAACAGCTTCCCAAATCTTATATTTTGTAGTTTCAAAAACCTTTTTGAAGTTAAGTGTCTTTTTAATGTCTAATTTTTCAGTAGGAGACATTCTTGTATTACCATCTGGTTCTGATCTAAAATTTTCAACCCTATTATCATAATATTTTAAGAATTTACATGATAAAAATAGTGCTAAAACAATTATTATTGTTATTATAATACCTGTAAGTGTATCCTTATCTATCATACTATTATAATATTCTTATATTTTCTTTCGAGATAAAAATATTAATAAAAAAAAATTAAATGTATGGAATGTATCGAGGACTATCGTTTTTATAGATATTAACTAAAAAGTTTCCATTATATCCTGGGACATTAACAGATTCTGAACCATACAATTCTTTGCATCCCTGGTCATCTGTGCAGTTTTTTCCATTAATTGTTAGGGGAACTTTTATTTGATGAAATTTATCAGTTGCTGTATAGTAATTCCACTGACTAGCTCCATCATATATTGGTTTAGCAAAAAGTGGTAAAATTACAGAATCTGTATTATTTCCTGGTGTGGCATCAGGGTCTGCTATTGATTCCTTAGTTAAAATACCTACTTGTTGATATGGACCTCCATCACCTCTTGTTTTTACGTTTATAGGGAGCAATTTTACTCTTCCTGGTGGTTCTCTCTTTAATGGTGGTTTAAGAATATCTACTAAGTCTCTATCGTTATATACATCTCTATCTAAATCTATTTTAACTGTGTCTGTATCATTTTTTAATTTATTAATTAAATCATTTTTCAAATCATTCTTCAAATTATTCTTCAAATCACTATCAGAAATATTATTTCTAGTATCCTCTATTTCTTTTTCAATATTATTAAGTTTATTGTAAAGTTTATGATAACTTTCCTTATTTACTATATAAAGTGCAAGTAATATTATAATTGCTCCTCCAAAGAAATTTACATTGGTAAAGCATAATTTTCCTTTAGGACATGAGTTCATTTATATAATGTAATATTTTTATAAAATTGACTTAAAATTTATAATGGGAAATACTTTAGCAGATTATGATTCCTAGAAATATTATTGCAAAGGCACGAGAAGTTTCTGGCAAGGTTCCAAAATCACTACTTTCTGAAATTAATAATCTTAAATCGCGCACAAATAGAGTTCCACTTGTAATTAATGGTGAATTTATACATAAAAATGTAAAATCATATAGAAGCCCATATAATTTTAATACTGAAGTATGTGAATATTCGAGAGCTAGTGAAAATGATTTAATGACTGCTATTCAAGCTAGTAGAAGGGGGAAAAAAATTTGGAATAGTTTTTCTTTAGATAAAAAGTTAGATATTTTTGAAAATGCAGCAGATTTAGTTGAAGGTAAATATTATAATAAATTGCTGGCATCTACTATGCTTTCACAAGGAAAAAATTATTATCAGGCAGAAATAGATGCAGTTTGTGAATTGGGAGACTTTTGGAGATTCAATTGTTATTATAGACGTCAAATGGAAGATTCTAAGGTTGCAATAAGTCAAACAGATTCATATAATAATGTTTTGAGATGGGTTCCACTTGATGGAATAGTAGCAGCAATAACACCATTTAATTTTACTGCAATAGGAGGAAATCTAGCAACAGTGCCATTATTTACAGGTAATTCTACAATATGGAAACCTAGTGACTATTCCGTCTTGTCTAATTATATTGTATATGAAATTCTCTTAGAAGCAGGAATGCCACCAGAAGCTATTCAATTTGTTCCTAGTGATCCTGTAAAATTTACAGATACCATCTTTAATCAAAAGGATTTGGCAGCGGTAGCATTCACAGGAAGTGATTATGTGTTTGAAAATATTTTAAAAGATATTTATCAAAATATACATAATTTTAAATCCTTTCCTAGAGTAATTGGTGAAACTGGTGGATATAATTATCATGTTGTTATGCCAGACATCAAAGGTGAAAGTGAGAAAAAAAAAGTTGTAGAAAAAACTATTTTAGGAGCATTTGAATATTCTGGACAAAAATGCTCTGCAACTTCAAAAATTATTGTTCCCGAAGAGGATTATGAATATTATATTCTTGAACTTCAAAAAAGAATGATTAATCTAAATATATGTAGTCCTGAAGAAGATGATTGTTTTACAAGTAGTGTTATTTCAAGGGAAAGTTATTTAAGAGCATTAGATTTTGTTGAAAATAATAGTGATAAGATTCTGGTTGGTGGAAAATTTGATAATACAGATGGTAATTTTATCTGGCCTACACTACTTGAAGATAATGACCACAAATTAGAGAAAAAGTATGGTGAAATATTTGCACCCATTCTTACAATTAGTAAATATTCTCCAGAAAATGTAGGAGATGTAATCAGTCATATAAATAGTAGTAAATATGCATTAACAACTGCAATTTTTACAAGAAATAAAAATTATTACAATGATTTTAAGGAGACATGTGGAAATTTATATTTTAATGATAAAAGCACAGGTTCTATTGTTGGACAACAAATATTTGGTGGTTTTAGAAAAAGTGGAACAAATGATAAAGCCGGTAGTGAATATTTACTACAGCGACTAGGAAATATACAAACAATTAAATATGCCTATTAATTAACTCTTATTTCACTTAATTCTTTGTAGTGTTTTTCTAAATTTTTGATTGTATTTTTAAGTGAATTAATATTAGCTCTTAAATCTTTTAATTTTTTCTTATCAACAGTGAATTTATTTTTAGCATTTTCATTAAATTCTATTTTATAGTCTTCTAATTTTTTCATTAAAGGTTCAATTTCCATATCTATTTTTTTAATGTTAATAGAATCAGTGTATTTAATATCAATTAATGTATTTTCATTCTTTTCTGATAAAAACATTTTTTTAAGATACCATGTATAATGACCATTTAAAATGTAATTATCGCGGGAAATAGTAACAACCTTTTCAAGTAGTTGAGGATTATTATATTCTACTTCACCTCTTAAATGTTCAACACTTTCAGAATCAAGGGTAGAAATAGTTGGTTTTAATTTATATGGTGAAATTCTTGTATTAGTTATTTTAACTCTTCCTTTTCTTTCAAGCATATCTACAAATCTTGTAATAAGTGCATCAGAAACCATTTCATCATCGAAGTAATATGATTGTTCGTTTTCATTAGAATTATTTTCATTTTCTAAATTATTATTTTTAGGTATTTTGTCACTCTTTGCTGTTTTTTCCATTAATGTGCTCATTTTTTTTAATTCTTTTAAATTAGATGGAATAATTATTGGTGTTTCAGCATCACTATTTTTAGTTTTATTTTTTTGGTTTTCATTTCCTGAAAAGTTTTCTAAAAGATGAAAGTTTTTAACAATGTTGAATCCTATACTAATTACATAGGCAATTACAACTGCATACAATTTATTTTGAACCATTGGATAGAGAACTACCAATGATACTAAAAATAAAAGTAAGCTTTTCATATTTCTATACCATACATTTACTGCTAGATATAAAAGCACAAGAGATATAATGCTATATTCTTCTATCATTATATATAAAAAGAGAAAATAAAAACTCTTATAAAGCAAATTGCAGACCCATAAATAGTATGGAACTGAGGATAAATTTAACAACTAAAATCATTAAATTCATATTTTTAGTAAATAATTCTTTTTTTGGAATTAATTTAATAAGGATGTCTGAAACACTTGGGACACTAAATAAAACAACAACTGCACCTGCTAAAAGTGGAAGTTTAATTCTTGATAATAATTCATCTTGAATGCTTTTAAGTGATTCTTCATCATCATCAACTAATGGTCTTAATTCTGATGGTTCTGTAGCACTGAGTTCTTCTGCTGTTGGTTTAGCTTCATCAGGTTCTGAATATTGTGGTGGTTTTGGTTCTTCATTTTCTGTATCATTTAATTCCATCATTAAATTTTGAGTATTTTCATTTGGGTCGTTATTAATTTCTGTAAGTATTTCTTCTACCAATTGATTTTCCTTATCCATATTATTATCCATTTCCATATCATTAATTGGGTTAGTTTCTCCTATGCCAGTAAATTGACTAAGTGGTGTTGATTTGCTCATTATTAGATAATTTTTATTATATTTTAAAAGTAAAAACAAAACGAATTATTATTTATTTTT